AAGGCAGCGGCCATCCCCTTCACGCCTTTTAGGAAGCCGCCAAAAATACCATCCTCCAACGCTCCGGACGCTTCAGAGGGGACGTTAAGATCTACTTTCGGAGCCGCATTACCATCTTTGTCGTATCCAAGCTTAGGCTTCTGACCAAAAATCATCCCCAGGAGACCGCCTCCAAAACCGCCGAGCGATCCAGTCTTATTCTTATCCGAGGTGAGCAAATCTCCGAAGAGTGCCTTGAACAACGGTTCGGTAATGCCTTGCTTGACGATCATCTTAGTGATGTCCATCATGATGGCATTTTCCAGCTGCTTAATTTGCTCCTTCCAGTCTTTGGTGCCGTTGACGATAAGGTTAGCTAGCGTATCCGTAGTCTTATCCGCCCAGCTATCAATGGCGCTGGTCAACTCTTTGAAAGGTTCGAGCTGTTCTTTAATGACGGCATTGAACTTCTCCAGTTCAATCTTACCAATCATTACACCGCCTTTGACAGCATCGACAAAGCCCGACAGGATTCCTTCGTTGATCTGTGCGATTGCATTGTCAAACTTAAGTGTGACGGATTCCATTGCAATGCCCGTAGACTTTGCAATATCTGCCATTTCCTTCGACCAGTAAGCAGACATCTCCGCCTGCTGAACAGTACGCACATAATCTAGATAGGTATCTTTGGCTTGTTTATACGCCGCAGGATCGTTTTTCAGTGCCGAGAATTTGAACAGCTCGTCAAATCTGTCCGCTTCTTTTTGCAATTCCTTAATGGCCGCAATCTGGATCTTGCTCCAACGAACGTCTACACCTCCGGCAGTGTCCATACGCTCCTGGAACTGCTCAATCGTATTAGCATATTCGTTAATTCGACTGGCTGCATTACGAGACCAGTTATCGAAATCGGCAGTCTGCTCGTCAAACAGCTTGGTGGCCAAGAAAAGCTTATTTAGCGCCTCGGCAGCAGAATCCGCCTCAATCCCGAGCTCGCTCAGTAGCTTTGCTTTGATGTCTGCTTCGGACAGGCCCTTAGGCAGATCACGGAGAAACTCACGCGCCTTATTCATCGAGTCTTCATTTAAGAAGGCCTCAAAAGATCCGCCCCGCGAGACGATTTCTGCCTTACGCTTGGCAGTTTCGTACTCGTCGATCATGTCTTGCAGGCGATTCTTAAAGGAATCTAGAGCGCCCTTACCTCCGTCTCCGTTAGGGTCGGTCAGCGATGTAACAGGATCCTTCGTAACCTTGATATTCTTCCAGCGTTCGACGTAGCCCTCAAGGGCCTTAATATTTTCCTGAAGTAACGCCTTGCGCTTATCTAAGGCGGCAGCCTCTTCACTGCCACCACCACCTTTAATTCCTAGGACGCCTGCAACTGCTCCCGATACCTTATCCATCAGAAGGCCAAGCACTTTTCCGGGCGCCCCGAAAGTACTCATCTTGCTATTGAACATGCTGGCGGTTCCGGTAGTTGCCGGACCATCCGCAGCTGTTGCGGTCAATAGCTCACGAGCCCTCGTAATGATTCTAACTTCTTCCATCGCGGCTTCAATACGAAGCTGCGCATTCTCCAAGACGGTCTTAGAAACGTTAGCAGAGACGGAACCTAGCTTTTCATACAGCTCTACGTCAGCCTTTAGGGCGCTACGAAACTCAGAGCTGGCCTCCGTAGTATCCGACATGGCGTCAGACATCAATTTATAGCCAACTGCAGCACCCGTCGCAACGATCGCGAGTCGAGCAAGCCCTGCGGGGCCTCCTAATAGAGCCAAGGCGGCGGAGCCCGTAGCTGCGAGATTAAATGCTCTAACGGCCTTAGTCAGAACCATTAAACCGCCAGCAAACTGCACTGCTCTGGCGGAAGCAACAACCCACCAAACACCTAAGCCAGCAGCGACGCCCATAATAGCGCCGAGACCACCAACTAGTTGAGGGATGTTATCCCCGAGTGTTATTAGGACCTTATTGAAGCTCTGCAAGACAGCCCGAAAACCCTCAGAAGCGTTTGAAGCTTCATCCAGACGTTTCTTCAGCTCAAGCCAGGAATTGCTAACTCGGTTGATCTCACTTTGTAACGATTCCGCTCCTTGCAGCGCCGCAGGACCGAACAATTCTTTCAGCAGGGCAGAGAACTTAGGCAAGAAGTCCTTAGTAGCGACTTCCCCTTTCTGCATCATATCCATGAACTTGGAGGTGGTAACTCCCATCGCTTGGGCAGCAATTTGCACCGCACCTGGTAGGACGTCACCTAACTGACGCTTGATCTCTTCCGTGTGGACCGTCCCCTTCGATACCATCTGCTCCATGGCAAGGAACATTCTGCTCACTTGCTCAGGAGTAGCTCTTAGTGCGGTACCAGCAGTGACAATACCCTCAAACGCAGCTTGTTGTTCTTCTAGAGCCAGACCCGACATCCGGGCAGCAGCCGCAAACTTGGTATATGCAGGAGTCAGCTCTACAATGGACTGACCCATTTTATTGGCATAATTAGTGACATATTCAAATGAGGCCGCCATGGTAGATTGCGCACCAGTAGCGAGCAACATTTGAGCATACCACCGCTCCATCATCATGGTGGCTTTAACACCCGCAACCACCAGGGCTCCGAGGCCCACAACAGATGCTGTCATACTACCAACACTGAGGGCCATCTTCCAAGATAGCGTCTCAAATAAGGTAGATAGAACGGCAACCCTGGCACCAATACCCGATAGGGGACCAACCACCAGAATTAAGGAACGTCCGACATCCCGCAAATGGCTGGAGAACTTAGAGGCCGCAGTTCCAGCCCCTGTCATTGCATTGCGACCGCGATCTACAGCCTCCTTCCACGCATTGTGGGTAGCTGTAATCTGGGCAAGATTGGTACCCCGCAGGGCAGCTTCATACTGCCTCAGCGTATTGGAGATATCCTGCTGATAAGTCTGAGGTAATCCTGCCAACCTTAGTTGGCGATTGGTGCTAGCGGTAACCCGGACTGCTCGCTCACGAGCACGCTCTGCCGCATCTGCAGCTTTTACTGCATTGGTTAGGCTGTTCCATTCACGCGTAATTCTTCCCAGCGAACGGGATAACTCTGTTTTTGAATTGGTCAGCTGAGTTGTGGTCAATCTGTTCTTGCGCAGATTTTCCTCATGTCTGGCCAGAGCTACATCTGCCTGCTTGATCAAATCGGCAGCTCTGGGATCAGCTCCCATAACACCCATTCGACTCTGCAGACCGCGAACCCGATTCTCAGCCTGTACGTAGGCAGATCTGGCTTTAGAAGCACTGACAATAGATTCAGATGTACGCTGCCAAGCTTGTTTGTTCGCCGCCAGCTCGGACGTCAGCTGAGCTGTTGCAGTCTTTAATGAATGCGTAGTTACATCAGCCGCACGCAATTTAGCTTCATAGGCGGCTAATGCCGAATTATTTGCGGCAATAAAGCTTTGGGATTTTTCGGGCCCTATTGTACTGGTAATTTTCGAGTTAGCCGCGTCAACTTTGCGCTTAGCGGCGGCTAATTTTTCCTCGATGTTTATGGCTTGCGTTTGTGCGGCTACATTAGCTTTGATGGCATTTGTAGCACGATTAAGAATACGAACACCATATTCCCGGGCGCGTGCCAACTCGATCGAGGTACGCTCGCCCTTCATCAGACTTTCTTGCAGATGATTGTACTGCCTGGTTAGCTGTGCAATGATCTGCGGGTCGGCACCCGTTCGTCTAAGATTAGCAACCTGGGTGTCAATTTTGGTGAAGGTCTGACTAAGAATTCTTTCCTGGCGAGCGAAAGCATTAGCCATTCGCTGCGACTCTTCGTCCGTTTTACGGGACAAAGCGTTTACAGCGTTACCGAAGTCTTTTAGCCGACCCATCGCGGCCTGGAGACCGCTGGTATCTGCTACTAGACCAATTGATACGTCGCCAAGATTAAGTGCCATCAGAACTTTCCTGGATGTCCTCTATTATGTCGCTGCGTCATACTTTTTTGACTTTTGGCCATCTCCTTAAAATACACACACCAGCGGGCAAATTCTTCGGGATCCATTTCCAAGACAGCGTATTCGGGCAGTCCCAGGAGGTATCCTATTTCTAAGACTTTCATCCTCCAGGGACTCTTCTTTAGTTTTTTTCCTCTTCCTTGATCTTCTTACCCAGATCGGTCAGTTCGTCGATGGCATTGCTAACCTCAACGAAGTTATTGTCGAAAGGCATTTCCATGATACCGTCAAAATCGGTATCGTCAAACACGCGTTCGTTGGTACCCGGAACATAGGCATATTCGATTAGAACGTTAACAACCGAATTCTGCCGATCGGTACGTTCCATGTTTCGCAGGATAGACTTCAGATTGGGCTGACGAATCTCAATCTCTACCCCGTTAAACATAACCACCTTAGATCGTGGCTTGGCCGAAAAAACCTTGGCCCGAATATCGTCACGAACGCTCATGATATGATCTCCTAGAATAACCCTGACAATGGAAGAGAGCCACCCTCGAGATGAGGGTGGGGGTAAAACAGACATTAATTAGCCATATGGCTAACATGGTACGTAAGTGATTACACCACAGCGATGAGTTCGTCCGAACCCTGCAGGGTGATCTGGAAGGTGTTCATGGAATCCATAGCACCCGACAGAGTTACGTTGGTGATAACGCCCTCACCCTTAAAGCCGACAGCGCCATCAGGGAGGTATTTACCCCAAATGAGGGCTTTGGTTTCCCATCCGGTTAAAGCCGTCTTAATAGCTGCCGGAATCGGAGACGATACACCATGAACCCATTTAAACGGAACTTCGGCTTCCAGCGTATCCAGGTAGGGTACGTTCAGAACGAAGTTGAGGTTTTCCTCTTCCAGAGCACCAACGTTACCCGACTGACGATCGGTCAGCAGCTTGAAGAAGCCCCGAGCAACCGAATAGCCCTGACCATCGGGATTGACCTCGATGATGATCTCATCCCGGTCAATGAGAACCTGCTGGAAGTCTGCAACCGCCTGATATACGGTGGGGACCTCAAGACTGACCGTCTTAAGACCATAATCATGCGTACGATGCCCGTTGTTTGCAGCCGCAGTAGAGATACAGCTGGTATCAATAGCATCGGCAGTTTGCGTGAGCGTATAACCCGTAGCACAGCCCAGATCAGAAGTCGGAAGGTAATTACCGCTAACCGTGATGGGTCCCGTGGGCGTATAGCTCGATACGAACGTTACACGACCGAAGAGGTAATCAACACTTTCGATGTCGGCCTCATCAACGGCGACCGCGTTATCCTCAAACGACAAGGCAACAGCGCGATCCCAGATTTGTTTGGCAGCAGCGCTGATCTGGTACGTCTTACCAGACACTAACGTCATCGCCTCATCGGTCATAGCCGTCGAAGTACCTGGCTTCTTCAGCGTGACCATGTAACCAGGATAGTTCTTATAGACGGCATTACCGTTTAATTGCCATCCAATAAGACCCGTCTGACCCGAACGAAAATCCTGACCGAAAATGGTATCGTCGAGGTTAGCACCTTCACGCGACAACTCTCCCTGACTTCCCGGAAGAACGTTATAGGTGACGTCGTCAGCAGACAGCGAAATAACTTTTGCACCCATTGAAACTCTCCTAACCTATCTCAGCAATTAAGAAATGTCCGTCCGATGTGTACCGGAGGCGGGTTGAACGATTAAGGAAAAATTCGCAGTAAACACAGGACGTTTATTTTCGTCGAAGCCGACAAAAGCCACATCTCCGAGTTGCGTAACTCCCTGCCACCAATCAACTGCAGCTACGCTAGGAACACCAGAAGGGCGACCCAGCAACGCATCCACAATCGACTGCATTTTTATGAATGCGGCTGCGTATCCTCCTTTAGCTCCGCGTACTTGTATGTGCACTGAAGGAAAATTAAGCCTGAGGTGGGGAAAAGGGCTTCGTCCTCCCGCCATATTGATTAGAATAGCCGTGTCAGGATTATCTGGCCAACCACCGATGTTAATAGACCAGCCTGTAGTATTGCCAAAAACACCAATACCTCCAGCTACTAATAAGTCCTTAACCCCGATTGACGGATCAGTTAACGCCATCTGTTATTCCAGCCTTAACAAAGTGCGGTAATGATTTGCAAAGACTTCTCGCATGTCGTCCAGTGTCTCCTGCATGGCTGTTTGCAGGTATTTCGATCTGGTAGGAGGTTCGTGCCAATATTCCGTTTTTTCATGCACAAGGGCAGCATAATTTACTGCTCCTCCACCAAATGCAATCTCTACTCGAGGGTTCTGGTGCGTCCTGGTTACTCTGAGTCGTCCGGAGTTAACCAACTCCCCAGTATCTACAGGCGTATATACTTGAGCTAAATCGAGGGTCGGCTGAAGAACCTGCTTCAGAACGTCGGGAGCAATACCCGTCATCGTTTGGATTAGGGCGGCAAAATTCTTATTGACTGCTGCCATCGATTTTTGCGTTCTTTGCGCATAAAACCGATTATAAGATGCGGTAAGACTATCCCCGCGACTCGCAACAATCTTGCCTAAAAATGCTGGAGTTGTTCCGGCCATTAGATAACCGCCTTACGAATGCGCACCAAGTTGCGAAGATCCGGGATAGATGAAAAATCCCGAACAGGAAACGCTATTTGGGGTAAAGTCGTGGGATTAGCCGTACCAGTATAATCGCCTAAAGCAACCCAGTCATCTACGTTGATATCCCGATCAAGAAAAATCACCGCGCGACTGACTTCCTCTTTACCAGTTACCCGACCTGTAAAGATTTCACTGCGTTCTTCCCAGCGGCCCTTTACAGTAATTCCGGTACTAAAAGTCCACCCACCATAACCATCAGGAGTCGTACTCCACACAGTTATGGTTTGACGTAACTTTTGTTCCAGGTTAAAGGACACAATTTCTCCTGGCCGCGCATTGTAAGTACCTGTACTCTATAAATTATAACACAGGTTCCTTTTTTAGTCAAGATTCCGAATAGACGGAACCCTAGATATTTTTGTCGGTCGTAATCCAAAAAAGAAGGCTCCGAAGAGCCTTTAAAGAGGAGACATCCTTTTTTAAATGACCTGAATCTGAGCCTTCTTAGTGTTTTTCTGCAACTGCTGGTCCAAGTCACTCAAATAGCCCGTAGTATCCAGCAGGAGAGCGAATTGCCCTGGCCGAGTCATCTTGAAGCCGAATCCATAAACATTATGGTATCGGTCAGTAGATTCACCTACAGACATGGCAGCCAACGCACCTTGATCATGCGACACCAGAGTTAAATGTGCCGCAATGTACGTCGACAATGCCTTCTGCTTTTCAGTGGAGATAGCAGAGTCGGCCGCAGCAACGATTTCATCCACCAGCAGATCAGCAGACGTAATGAATGGCGTTGTGTCAGTAATATCGCTCCTATTAGGGAGCAATACCATGACCTCAGCATGGGTGCATCGTGCCACAGCCCTCTCCTATTACTTCGTAGGCGGAATCACCTGAGAAGTCGCGGATGCTTTGGCATCCTTGGCTTCGTCAGCTTTCTTTTCTTCCCGGGCTTTTTTATCAACGTAGGGCTGATAACGTGCCTTATCACGCTCAGCTACGGCATCTTGGACTTCAATCACATCGCCTGCACGCGCGATCGAACCATCGGCACATTTATGTTTACCGGCGGTTAGGACGTATTTACCCATACTATTCTCCTAGACTAAGGCAAAGAAAAAAAAAATCGGGCTACCCTTTCGAGTCAGCCCGATTAACCCCCGTCAACCCGATTTAGACGCTGTAGTGCGCGATGCCGCACTGCGAGTTCTGGTCAGCCTTCAGTCGCGGCACCA